ACTCATTGATTATAAATATTAAATCAATTAAGTTTATTACGTTTTATAACGTCAATTATTTAACAAACATTAAATACTGCCAAGTTCCACCATAATTTACATTTCCGGTAGTTTGTGTAAAATTACCGCTACCATCAATTGCATTATCTTGTCTTCCCCATGGACCTGAATATGCCCAATTTGTTGGATCATTTATATATACACTATACATTCCATACGCAAATCCACCGTATCCAGCAAATCCACAGCAATCTCTCATGTAAAATAAATTATTTGTTGTGCCAGTTGAATAAAATCCAATTCTATTTTGCATACCTGGATATGCAGTTGTATTATAGACACTTAGATTAGAAGAAATTGTGCTGTTTGTATAACCTTGTTCAGTATCACTGGTAGTTAACGTAGAATATGTTATATTAGAAATTTTATATTTAAATGGACCCCAACTATTATTAAATTGATTTCCTCTATTTCCAAATAAAATATTTGTAAATGTAACACCTGTTCCCGCATATGTTTGCATCCACCCTAAGTTATAAGCATCAGTGAACGTATTTACCGTACTTCTAGCAGCTGCATTCCATCCCCATCCACCTGTATTTGTAGCGCTAGGATGACTTCTGGCTATAAGTGTCCAACCGCCACCATCAGTTGTCATATCTGCATATATCAAAAGTCTTCTGCCATTTTTATTGTCGTCAGGATATACAAGATAATATCCGTCTTTACCCCTAGTTTCAGGGTAATTATTATACAAATCTAATGCATGTTTTGCATTTACATAACTGACTCCATGTGCTAATCCCATATATTTTATAATCCAAATCTTGATTTTGTTGCGTTATAATTTTGAAGTATTTCTGCGTCACTTAACATTTTATTATAACATAATACTTGTCCAATAAATCCATCAGTTACAGTACCAGCATAACCACTTCCAATTCTTAAATTACCAGCTGCAACAACAGCTACGCTAGACCTTGATGTATAAGAAGCACCCCAAGCAGAACCATTTTTACTGTAAAATCCAGTTCTTGCTGCAGTTGTTTTGCCAGTAGACATTTTAATTGCAGTCATGTTCCAATCATTATTTGTATTTGATAAGGTACTTGCATAATCATAATCAGGTGAATATCTACTATAATAACTAAAATCAAGACCAGTTTCCCAAGTTACAGCTATTTCTTGTTGATATGACGTATAACTGTTTCCTGCTTTCTCAAAAATCGTTCTTCTTGATGCTAAAGTTTCACAAAAAAACCATAATATTATGGTACAATCACCACCTAAATCAACATTGCTAGATCCACTCGTACATTCCCAATAACCAGATCCATTAAAATCAAAACAACCGGCTCCTTTTTTTGTTGTAAATGGAGTTTGTGTTGCACCTTGACTGCTGAATGACAAATTTTGAGCTAAATCAGTCCAAGTAGTGCCACTGCCAGGATAACTTTTTCTATTAGCCGCATCCAAACAAAGAACTAATCCTGATGTAACAATTGCTGGTGAATATCTTGTAGCCATACACTATAACTATAAACCAAATCTAGATTTTATTGCAGTATAATTTTGTAATACTTCATTTGCATTTAACACTCTATTATATATTATGAAACAATTTAAATTATTTAAAGGATTAGTATAACTTTCATTTATAATAATTGCAGCCGTACCTGATGTTTTTGGATTACTTACAGTACCAGTACCTACTTGTAATCCATTTACATACATAACAGTATTTGCACCATTTTTTGTAACTCCAACATGATACCATATATTCAAATCAAATTCATTACTAACATCCAATGATGCACTCCCTTTACCAAAATCAGTTCCACTGTTACCAGGATCATATCTCCAATGTATCAGTCTATTACTAGGATATCTCCAAACACTAGGACTTCTATCACTTCCACCTGCATTATATGAAAAAATTTTTTCCCACCCACCCGTTGTACCAGTTGGATATGTAACTGATGAATTAAATCTTATCATAAAAAACATAGAATGTATGTCTGTGTTTAGTATATCCGTTGTAGAAGTTGTAAAAGAAGCTCCTGATGTAACTCCTAGTGAAGATATATTTGACGCATTTCCTATAGCATTTAATGAATTTCCACTTAAATCTGACCAATTAGCACCTGTGCCGGAATAACTTTTTGGATTGCCTGAATCTAAAGCTAATGTTATTCCTGATGTAGCAATATTTGGTCCTGCTGCTGCTCCCATAATATAATAAATATTATTATAATTTAGTTATTTTAACTTTTAAATCACTATTTCCTTTTATAACTCTGTGCCAAACTTCTTTTGGTATAAAGATTTTGCCGGTCATACGTTGTGGTAATTGATTATCCATTTGTAATTCCCAATCAGTTTCACCTATAATTTCAACAATTCTATCTTCTCTGTCTCTGTGCCATTCCAAATCATCTGTATCAACAGATTCTTCAAACTCTCTTAAATACAAATTGTCTTGTAAATGAGTTTCTTTGAATGGAAACATATTATTTTTGTTGTTTTTTATCCGCAGCTTGTTGTTTTGCAATATCTAATTTGCTTGGTAATTCAAATGATTTTTGTTTGATTACATCCGCAGGTTCTTTTGGCATTGGAACACTAATTCTTGGGTCATCTGTCGTAAACAAATCAAACTTAATCTTACCAGGCATTCTTGTAGCTACTATTTGTTCATTATAAATAGTATCCAATTTTACTTGATTTCTGCTCTTAGCAATACGAGGTAACAATAAGAAATAAGATATCCACTTCAATACTTGATCTGCCATATCAGAACCCAAATATCTAAATTCAATTGTTTTATGTTCACTAAATGCAGCAATATTTGTACCGTGATTGCGATCAAAATGAGCTAATACTTCTTTCATTTGTGCGTTTGTAAGCGTAAAAGATTTTGGTACATTTTCAGATTGTCTACGCATGTATTCATGAATTCTATTATAAATTGCGTTACTCAAACTTCTTCTCAATTTGGCAAAACTGTTAAAATCTCTGTCCATGGCTACTGCAGATTTAATAGCTTTTTCATCAACCAATGTACTCATTGCCAATACATCAAACATATCAAAATCACTTGGAACTCCTATATGAACATGCATTCCAGTTTTTCCATGTGTTGCTTGATCACTTACCCAATTTCCTACTTTGGAAATAATATTAAAATCATTACCTGTTTGTCTCATATGTCTACTTCTTATTTCAACATTTGGTCCATCTTCACCAACTGCCCATGTGTCTTTATCTGGTTTATCATCTTTTCTTACATCTTCACCCAGACTATCTAATAAATTATACGCTGAATCAATACCACCTTCCATATCAGTTACATTCATTTCACTATCTGGAATAAAATCAGTCCAATCTCCACTTCTTGCTAAAAGTCTTAAATATTCATCAACATAATCACCTTGATTTCTTCTTTCCCAACGAGTATATTCACTGTCCACTTCATTTCTTACTTCATCATATTTTTCATATGCTTCATTGTATTCCTCTTCAGTAGCATAATCAGTTTCAACTGGTTCTGGAACACTACTATCAAATGTATCTACACTCATTGGACCATATTCTTCATCATATCTATCAATATTATCAATAGTTCCATAACGATTCCATCTTTTTGCTGCTTCATTTCTTTGTTCATCAACCCATGAATTATAAGCATCAGTTAATCCATTATCATAACTGTATGATGCACCCATCAGATCTGATAACTTTTCTATGATTTGATCAGTTGATAAATTCTGTTCTTCTACAACAGGTTCAAATTCAAATTCTACACCAAATGTATAATCACCCAATTCATCATATTTGGCTTTTAGTCCATATTCAATATCAGTTGCTTTATCAAACGGCACGGCTTCAAGCAATACTTCTTTTATTAATGATTTTAATTCTGCAAGTGTCATATTTTACCAGTATTTTCCTTTACTCTTAGTACCTAGTGATTTGATTCTATGACTTCTGCAACTCCAATATCCAGCTGTAGTACGATCTTTCTTTTGACTGCATCTGTGTCTGGCTCTGAAACTTTTTCTACGTGCTGCACTACCGGCTCTGATTCTCATGTTTGGATCACCAAAGGTTACTTTCTTTATTTTACCTGCCTTTGATTTAACATATACAGCAAATTTCTTTGGTCCTCCTGGAGTTCTAAATGGTCTATTAAGATTTACAGTTATACCTCTGTGTTTGACTTCATTAATATACTCATCTTCTTCTATTTCAATTGGTGCATCTAAATATACTTCTATACCTTCATATATTGCTTTAGTGCCAAGATCACTTTCTATAATATCTACGTCATTATCATTCAACTCAATTAAATCTTGATTATATAATTCACGTACTTCATTTACTAATTTAAAATATCCTTCACTGTAAATTCTAAATATATTTTCTTCTAAAGTGAGATTTCTACCCAAATGATATTTCAATTGATCACTAATAGTAATATCTTTGACCAACTTCATTGGTTCTCCTCGTTCAACCATTTCATCAAGAATATCAGTTAATTTAATCATGAATATAAATAGAATTAAACTATGATTTAATCTTCTTTTTATGATACTTTATGGTAGTACCGCTTAGATTATATTTAACAGACAATTCTTTAATTGTATATTGATTTGATAATATATCACTATATAATTCATTTTTAATTTTTTTAATGTGGGATTTTGCTAATGATATATTTAATTTTTTATTATCATCCATTGGTCCATGTTTAATTCCTGTTTTTTTATTGTTATAACAATAATTTATTTTTCTTGATGATAATTTACTTCTTCTCTCTTCATATTTTTTATTACCTAAATCTGTTCCATACTTTTGTATGAACCAATTTAATGTGAATCTACCAATCGCTTTTTGTTTTTGAATCAAAATACTATCATCATCATGTTTTTTACCAAACATAGGATTGTTTTCTCCTGAATACATTTCTGATAATTGTTGTCTTATAATTTCTTTATTTGGATTGTGTGTAAAATTATCACCTCCTGAAGATTGTAATGCAATGTTATAACCAATATTATTTCTATATGGTTGAAATGTATCTAAATAATGTTGTTCTCTTTCTAATAATAACTTTTCATTTTTTAATTCTTCAATGATTTCAAATTTAAAGTTATCTTTCCCATAAAAATTCCAAGCATTTTGTAATTTTTTATTTATATGAATGTTTTTGTCTAGTTCATTTGTATGTTCCCACCATCTTCTTTCAATGTCTTTAGATGATCCAATATAAAATTTGCCGTTTTTTAAATTTGTTATTTTATAAATTCCACTTTTCATACCTTACCATAAATATCTTGAATTT